ATGGGATGAAAGCGGCGGTATCTGCCAATGAAATAAGTATAGCAAAAAGGGCTGACTGAAGTCAACCCCTTTATTAAATTCTTTTTTGTGATATGGTTTAGGCTTTCCAGCTTACCATTTTATCAGACTGCCCTTTGTTGTAGGCGTCTAACAGTTCCTTGCGTTGCCAACTGTCCAGGCCGTTGAATAGTGCTTTGTTATCGGCTGATAGTACTTGACTATTGCTACCGAAGTTATACCATACTTGTTTCAGTGAATCTAGATCAACGTGGATCATATTTTGGATTCCTACGTAACGATTAAAAAGATTATATATTACTTGTTGACTTCAGTCAAACTATTTTATTAGTACTTACTGCATTACTTTTGGTGTGACTTTGGTGGCGGGTTTCAGCCAGGTTTCTTGTTCGTCATTGACGCCGAAGAGATAGGCTTTCTTTAGTTCTGCCTGAATGTGAGAGGGCAGGGAATCGAACAGTACTTTATCTTCCCCGATAATTGGATTGCCTGCTACAGCTTGCTTGTACCAACGAATTTTTAGGGCTTCTACTTGACTGTTTTGCATTAGTGCTCTACACCTTTTGTTGTTTTCTTAAGGCTTATATTATCGGATTCGTCTTAATCTGTCAACCGCCTTGACTAAATTAATTTTTGGTACTAGCGGTGCGATTTATCTTGACATAAAAAAAGAGGTTGACAAATTTGCCAACCTCATATAGTACTAATCTAAAACGCGTAATAGGTTAAATGCTGTATGCTTCTACATGCTGTTGCGTGATCGCATTGCGTTGTACTGCATCCAATTTATTAAACGCTGGCGATCCGTAAGCAGGTTCGATCTGTGTCCAGTTTTCCAGGTTAATCGCTTGACCGTATGCGATAGCCTGAAGCATACGCAAGATCCGGCGATTCTGAACATCACGAACTTCACGATCCGTTTGTGTCTCATTGGTTAACAATGAGGAATCCAGTTTGAAGCGGCGACCGTTGAAATCCTGTCCAACGATCACATATTCCGTAATGTTATTCTTTCCTGGCGACGTCATTACAAACAAATTCATTTTCATGTAACTATCCTCCTAAAGTTCACAGTTATTAGTATGCTTTAGGGGAAGACGATTGTCAACCCCTTTTAGCTTTTTATTTTTAAAAAACTAATAATTCATCTGGTTCAGCGTTTTTCAGTGCATCGCGTTGATCCACCAGCTTCATCGCCATTGACCACAAAGTACTATTCAGTGCAATGTTTTTATCAATGTTAGTTATAGCACGGCTTGTCCGGCGGCGGCCAGTTTCTGGATTAAAACCTGATTGCCCGCCTTGCATCAAATGCTGTTGCACGGTGTTAAACGTACTGTATAATGATGTATCATATTTGTCAGTAGTGTTTAACCCTTTGTGCGATAACAGGCCGCGTGGCTGAAATACTGCATTTGTGAAGTCACCATTTAATGGTATACCTTCTTTCAGTACATAAGCAGCAATGGCGAAAGAGTCACGTTCTGAAATATTAAGATCAATCTTTTTCATTTCATTTTTATAACGTTCAATTTCGTCAAAGTCTTTTACTACTGAATAGACGCCCTCAATAACATCGTCCATCACGCCAGTACCTTTAGTGCCGTTTCCTTTGTGATAGATTTTAGTATTGTGTGACATTTCACCCATTACTAAACCGTTTGCACATACAAAGCGGAATTGACCAGCCATTAACTGATAAGCACTTGTACCATCATTGGCATTAACCAGGATGATTTCATTCGCTTCACCTTCTACCTGTCCAGGCTGGCGAAAGCGTAACATATGCTTAGTATAATCACGCTTAGTAGTGTCACGTACTTTTGACTGAATCGCGAACATCGGGAAATAATTTTCCTGTGCCAGCCGATCAACAATGTCAATTGTTGCCACTGGTGCGAATCTTTCAGAACGGCTTTCGTGTCCTTCAATTGCGAAGATAGAAGGAACCACTTCTAACAGTTCAGTACGATCCAACGGACGGTTTTCTTTCAGGGCGAAGCCGTTGATTCCTTGATACATTTTCTGCATGGTCATTACCTCAATTCGTTAAGTTTTTAAATTATAATACGCTGAAGTTAGATTGTCCAGCATATTTTAGATTATTTTTTATTCAGTTCAATTGTTAATGCATCGAACTCTACTTTTTGCTCTGGAGTGAGATCCACCAGCCAGGAGTAACTAACATCAACTGTATAGCCGAAATCAATAGCTGAAACGTAGTCATTATCGAAAAGCGGTTTAAGTGCTGGATACTTGCTAGCTACTTCAGCACTGATAGTCAGAACTTCGCATTTCATTTTGTGTAACTCCGTTTCTTGTTTCGATAAGGTAAGTATACTCTCTTTTAGTTTATGTGCAAGCATTTTTTAAATTAAAAGTATAATTATTTGAAAATATTTTTATAGTACTAATACACTACCGCACCCAATGGGCTAGTGGCTTTATCTTCCAATGAAAGAAGTATAGCAAAAGGGGCTAACCGAAGTCAACCCCTTTTATCAAGAATTTTAAATTTAAATGTAGGTTACTGAATGGTCTGTTTCTTCGAAATCCATATCATTAGCGATGATTGTTTCCTTGACATTCTCATCACTAATCAGATCATAGTAACAGGTATCAAGTTCGCTGTAGTATGCTTTACCCTGTTCAGTGATATAATCGTCAAGCTCTTTTTGTAATTCATCATACAGTGCTTGCTGTTTTGGTGTTAAATCGTTCTGCCAGTCGCCGTCCAGGAATGCTTCAGTAGTGTTATAATGACTATAGCGACTACCGTGATCGCGTTTCACTTCGCCAGTAATATCCTTGATGCGGATCATCTCGTGTAACTGGCGATAGTGTGACCAGCGTTTCTGACTACGCAAAAACTTTTCAATGTCAATACTTTCGGCGGTAAAACTTGCCCCGTCGCCCTGGCTGCAAAAGCCTGAGTACTGAGATTCTACACCTTCAAATCCAATAGCGTTAAGTTCTTCGTAGAACTTGCTGGTAATATGTTCGCACCATTCTGAACAATCAACGTTAATGTCTCTGTGCTTGTCCAGGGCGGTTGCTTTCTGTTTGTCGTTCAGTTCTGTGAATTTCATGGCAATCTCTCATTTAAAAGTGGTTAAGAACTATTCCTTAACCGTTGAATACATTATACATTACTACGTTAAACTTGCAAGTACTTTTTAACCTTTAATCCAATAAACTACAAATAAAATTCCAATTAGGACTTGCACAACACGTTCCATTTTAATACTTTCAATGTGTGCAAGTGATTTAGTAGTGTATCGAACTATGTAGCGTTTAGTGTTCATACTGCATCGCCGCTCTTTGTAGTGGGGTATTAGCTGCACTGATTTTATCTATAATCAATGCGTCGTCAATCCCTCTGAAGTACTGTAAAGCTACGATAGTGTCAAGCTGTGTTTGATATTCATTGAAGCAGATCGACTTTAGAATATCTGAAACTTGAATTTCTTCTTCAGTTGGTTCTTCCATAAGTTTCTTGATAACATCACTAAACTGCATTATAAACTCCTTCTTGGTTAACTGATAATAAGTATATCACAGTGCTAATCGAAAACAAGTACTTTTTTGATTTAATTTATAATGCTATGCTAAAGTTTATAGCTCCGCACCCGATGGGCTAGTGGCTTTATCTTCCAATGAAATAAGTATAGCAAAAGGGGCTAACCGAAGTCAACCCCTTGTTTAAAATTATTTGCAGCGGTAAACAACTTTAGTCGGTACGAAATTGTTAGTACCTTCTTGCTTGATTGCAGTTTCCATTGTGTACCGTCCGTGTGAACGATCCAGAATAATTCGGCCAGTATCATTTCTGTAGTCATTACCATCTTTCCAAAATTCTATATCATAAGAATCAATACTTAAAATTACTTTTGGTTGTGACAGGATGATCGATCCTTCAGTTACAGGAACATCAGCGGCAATAGTATTACCATTGACGATAAGTGTTTGCGTGGAACAAGTCAGAGTTTCAGCTTGTGCAGCGAATGACAGTACAGAAACAACAGCCAGGGCGATTAACTTTTTCATTTTAAATCCTCTTGTTTGTATGTACTTATTATAATAAAAAAGGCTGACAAACGTCAACCTCTTTTTGATTATTCTATAGTATTATTTCTAATTGCTGATAGTATGTGTTCAAGAATATCAGCCTGGGCTACGTTATCTTGTGCTGTTACTTCCTGCATTGCACGGTATGCGGCGAATACTGCTGATTTAAATTTAGATGGATCTACTGCTTTTAGTTCCTGTACAATACTGGTTAAGTAGTTTGGTCTATCAGCAAATACTTTTGCTAAATCCTGAGTAAGTGCTTGTACTTTGTTTCTGCTTCCATGTACTGGATCTTTTGGAACTTCCTTCGCTGGTGGCTGATCTGCTGGTGCAACTCCTTTACCTGGCATAAGTCCTAATGATTTAAAGTACTTTAACTTTTCTTCAGGTTTCATCTTTGAAGTATCAACACCATCAGAAGGCAATGTGTTTAGTTTGCCTTGCATACCTGTACCCTGATTGCGTTTACCTTTTGAACCTTGTCCGGCTTCATGACTACGAGCCGATCTGTTTTGGTTGCTCCACTTATCACTATGTCCTGATAGTGTTGCACCGTTTTTACTTCTGAATGTTCCAGGCATAAAAAAATCCCCTAATGTCTATAAATTTATTATAAACATATTTAGGGGATTAGTCTATCTTCTTTCAATGAATTTGTTGTACTGTTCATGCGTCATTAGATTGAGTATGTTATCTTTAATAACGATCCTTTCGTTACGTGTTACATCCAGTACTCGAAACAGTCCACAACCTAACTTTCTTGCATGTACAGATCCACCAGCATAACTTTTTACAATGTCAATTGCTTTGTTTAAGATTTTGTCTTGTACTTTAAAATGCAATCTCAATTGTATATCTTGAATCATAACGCGTTTCATAGATACACTCTTTAAGGGGCTTGTCAAGCCCCCTGTGATTGATTTTAAGCGGTTTTCGCGATTGACATAGCCAGACGGATAGGCATCATATTGCGGCGGTACATGACGCGTACACGCTTGTTATTGCCGGTAGTCAGTGTTTGTTCACCGATGATCCCGGCGATAACCTTACGCACTTCCTGTACTGCAACTTTCGCAACTTCAACAACTTTCTTTTCAATATTTGAAGTTGGATTTAAAAACTTAATTTTGGTTGAAACGTCAACCTTTTTTGCTGGCACGAGGTCAACTGCTTTCAGTGCGGCGGCCAGGTTAGCAGAAGGTGCGGCATGTTTCTCAACAACAGGTGCGGCAACTTCTACAGCTTCAGACAGTACAGCCCAACGGCGTCCATCTGCTGCATCTTTACCAAAGTCTTTGACTTTGCCGCCGTTCTCTGAAGCGAAGTTACGGGCAATGGTTCTGGTAGCGAAGAATTCAGTTTTCATTTTTAAATCTCTCTTAGTGGTTGATGTAAGTATTATAACTTAACTGCTGATTGATGCAAGTACTTTTTAAATTTAAATGTAATTATATTTGCTAACGTAAACTTGAATATTGTTTGACAATTCTTCCAGCATTACGCCTGCATCTTCGCCTTTATAGTTACAAAGTAATACAAAGCGAATACCATTATCTAACAGGTCTTCAGCGGTTGAATACATAGCCTCGACTGCTGATCTATCTTCCATGTAATCACTTTCCATTAATTCTTGATGTTCTTCAGAAGTTAACGGAATATAAGTACCCGCCGCGATTGCTAATGCCTCTGCAACAACTTCGCGATACTCTCTGCGGATTTCCATTGTTTGATGTGGTTCATTCGCGGACAGGGTATCACCGAGCGTGAACGATTCACGGCTTTTGTAAACACCTGAATAGATCTCATTAGCAGCGGCTAAACATGCGTCGATACCGTGAGTACTTTCAAGTGCTTGCAGTGCTTCCGACAGTTTCTTAAGTTGCATCTTCTTACCCTCTGTGCGTTTCACCGTGAACCGCTTCAATAGATACATAATAGTCCTTTCCCTAATCGAATGCAAGTACTTTTTAAATCGAAAGTATAATTTTTGATTTTAAAAAAAGCCTCGACAATGCGAGGCTTTTCTGTATTACTTAAGACTTACAAAAGGTACTGACGAACCAGGAACGAACTGAGTAGGTAACACGCCGTCCCACTTGTCAACCGCTGCTAGCTGTACTAGCTGAGGATTGTTGTTTAGTGCATCTGCTTTAGCTTTAATTGCTGCTGCATCTGCTTCACCTTGTAGGCGGGTAGCTTGTGCATCTGCTTTAGCCTGTGCAACTTTTGCATCAGCGGCAGCTTGTGCGTTAGTTACCTGGATCTGTGCGGTAACTTTCGATTCTTCCCACTGCTGCTGGCGTTTAGTTACTGCGATCTCCGCTTGCATACGTTCTTCAATTGACTTTTCATAAGCCGCACTGAATGACAAGTTTTCGATCTGGACGCTTTCAATTAGTACCGGATAGTTAGCCATCGCTGCTTTAACCGCTAGGTTAAGATTGGTAACTAGCTTTTGGCGATCCTGTACAGCGGTGATTGCGTTGAATTGACCGAATACGTTTTCAAGTGCTTGCGGTACTTGACGATCAATTACACGGGCAACAAAGTTATCAATATTACCGAACTGGCTATAAAGCTCGCCAACTTTACCAGGTGGAATAGAATATGAAACTGAAATATTCATATCCGCTGGTTGCTGGTCGCGGGAATATGCCTGAGTTTTTGGATAAGATTTACTTTGTCCAGAAACTTTAACTTCTACTACTGAATCAACAAACGGTTTTTTCCAGTGGAAGCCGGGATCGGCAATACCAGTTAATTTACCGTTAGTAAGAATTACAGCACGATCTTGCTGGTCAACAGTGAACCACGATCCACCAGCTACACCTAGTCCAATTAGGACTAGAATTACAATAACACCCATACCCAAGTACTTACCCATTGTAACGCCTCTTAAGTTAATTTACCATCTTTATTATAAAGAAAAGAAGGAATATCCTTCCTGTTTAAATCGACAACAAAACTACTATCGAATTCTTTTGC